ATTTATTCAAACGTTGGTACATTGACGGTCGTATCTATTACCATGTTATCGTCAATGATAAAAAACCTAAAGACGGTATTCAAGAGTTACGTTACATTGACCCACGCAAGATTCGTAAGGTGCGTGAGATTCAAAAAGAACGTGATGTAAAAACTGGTGCCAACATCATCAAATCGTTGGCTGAATACTATGTCTATAATGACCGTGGCACAACAACACAAACATTTAGTGCAAACGTAACACAAGGTTTGCGTATCGCACCTGAAGCAATCATTAATATAAACTCAGGTTTGATGGATGCAAAAAATGTATTTGTCATTTCATATTTGCACAAAGCAATCAAGGCACTCAATCAACTAAGAATGATTGAAGATGCAGTAGTTATTTACCGTATCTCTAGAGCACCTGAACGCCGCATATTCTATATTGATGTTGGTAACTTACCAAAAGGTAAGGCAGAACAATACATTCGTTCTATTATGATTCAGTATCGTAACAAGTTAGTGTATGATGCCAGCACAGGTGAGATTCGTGATGAACGTAAACACTTGTCGATGCTTGAAGACTTCTGGCTACCACGCCGTGAAGGTGGTAAAGGTACCGAGATTACAACCTTGCCTGCTGGTCAAAACTTGGGTGAGATGGAAGATGTAAAATACTTCCAAAAGAAACTGTTGAATGCATTAAGTGTTCCTGTTTCTCGTCTAGAGCCTAATGACGGTGGTTTGATGGGTGTTGGTAAGACAACAGAAGTCACCCGTGATGAAGTTAAATTTTCTAAATTTGTTCAAAGACTACGCAATAAGTTTGCACAGATTTTTGACCATGCACTTCGCACACAATTAGTTCTTAAAGGTATTTGTACCAGTGAAGAATGGGATGAATTCAGAGAAGAGATTTACTATGACTTCATTAAAGACAATAACTTTACCGAAATGCGTGATGCCGAATTGATGCGTGAGAGAGTCAATACCGCAACAATGATGGAACCATTTATTGGCCGTTACTTCTCTTCTACATGGGTTAAGAAGAATGTTCTTCAAATGACCGATGAAGAAATTGAAAAGATGCAAGAAGAGATTGATGAAGAAGGTCCAGTCACACCAGTTGGTGGTGACCAGCAACAAGGTCAACCTGGTGGTGATGCAGAACCAGTAGATAACACTTATGAGAAACAGGATACAGAATCTCTTACACCAGAATTAGATAATTCGGTAGAGAAGTCTGCTCTCAATATAAATAGGAAATAATAGGAGAAACTCATGTCAAAATTCATAAATCAAATTGTAACAGGCGATGCTGTTGGTGCCAAGGAAACAATGTCCGATATGTTGTCTGCAAAGGCATTTGAGGCACTAGATGCCCGTAAACAAGAACTTGCTTCAACACTATTTGGTGGTATTCAAGTAGAAGAAGAAGTAGAAGAATTAACTGAACAAGATATTGGTAATGGTTACAAAATTAGAATGAAACATTCCGATAAAGGAAGAATTCATGCACCAAACGGAGAACATATTGCAGATGTAACAAAACATGAATCTGGTTGGCAATATCATTCAGGAAATTCTAAATGGGATGGTTCAGAAGATAGTCCACATTATAAAACTGGCGTAGAAAAAACAAAATCTGCAGCTGCAAGGAAAGCAGCAGAAATTCACGCTTCTAATTAAAAAATGAAATCACTATTAGAGTTTAAATCTATCGTTGAAGAAGAGAAGTCAGACTATTCAAAGTTTGATGCTCTTGTTCGCGCCGGACTTGTTAACAAGGCACAGTTGCAACGTATCCATAAAATATTGGATAAGATGCAAGAAGAAAAGCCTGTGTTCAATAATGCCGACCGTGCAATTTTACAGAATATGTTTAATCGCATGGTAGATTTGGTTTCTAATAACAAACAGATTTTCAATCAGGCTCGTAGGGCAGTAAGAGAAGATGTAGAAGAAGTTACCGATGAGCCAATTGTTCTACAAGAAGATAAAGATCCACCAGTAGTTCTAGTTATTAAACGCAAAGCAATTCGTTTGTATCCAGATGGTACTAGAATTGCTTTGTATTACAATGAACGACTGAAGAAATATTTCTCTGTACCGTATCAGTATGGTGCAGGTATGGATGCTCCAATTCAGGCAGAAGAAGTTGAGTTAGAAGAAGCAGTAATGGATACACTACATAAGATTGTAAATGATAAACAGGCAAAGTCTGTTAAGTTTGCATCAGGTCATACTCGTAAGGTAGATCACTTTACTGCATCAGCAATTACTCAAGTGCATAAAGCATTGAGTGATGATAACAAGAAGAAATTTGCTGATATGGTACACAAGTCACCAGATCATTTGATGAAGGCTGCTGATTTTGCTTTCAAACACGCAAAATGAAATTTATAGATTTAATTGCACAGAACAGGTTGGTTGAGGCGAGAGAATTAATTTTTGAACGCCTTGAAGAGATGATTGCTGCCAGAGTAGAGGCAGAAAAAGTTGCCGTGGTAGATGATACATATGAGTGGGTCGAAGAAGAGTTAGACGAAGCTAATGTAATGAAGATGGGCAGAATCACTAAGATTCGCCGTAGAATTCGTAGAAACAAGCAAGGCAGAATTGTTGTTCAGAAGAACATTAGAAAATCTTCTATTAAAGGTTATAGATTGTCGGGTAATAGAGTTGTTAGAATACCGACAATACAAAGGTTACAGAAGGCTAGAAAACTTAAACGATACTGGAAGACAAAGGGTAAATCAAAGTTGCGTAGAACATTGTTCAAACGCAAAATGTCCCTTAGACGCCGTACCTCAATGGGAATAAGATAACATGGCATACGAAATTATAAACACCATAAAGGGTGGTTCAATTGTTAGATGTGTAGATGTTAGCACAGCAAATCTTGCATTGACTCAATTTAGAGCTAATCCAACAAACGAAACTGTTAGTGCTATCAGTATTCGTAGATTAAATTGGTCAACTAACGGTAGCATTGAAATTACTAGAGATGGTGCCCAACTATTTAAATTGTCAGGCACAGGCGAAATGCGTCTTGATGATTTTGGAGTTTCAGTTGCAAATACTGCAACAGGTAACCTTTCAGTCCAAATAATTACTGGTGGTTGTGTTATTATAGATGTATCAAAGACTGCGACATACAACGTAGATCCATATACAGGACAAACATACTAATGAAACTAATTAGAGAAAACATCGAAGAGGTAAAGTACCTTACTGAAGCCACCGAAAGTGGCAAGAAGAACCTTTACATCACTGGTCCATTTCTTGTTTATGACAAGCCAAACAAGAACAACCGCATGTATACGAAAGACATTCTGAGTAAAGAAGTTGGTCGTTACAACGAAGAATATGTAAAAACAAACCGTGCTCTAGGTGAACTAGGTCATCCAGATACACCTTCTATCAATCTTGAAAGAGTATCACATAAGATTGTAGAACTTACCGACAACGGTGAATCTTTCATCGGTAAGGCATTGATACTTGATACACCTTACGGGCAAATTGTTAAGAATTTCATGGACTCAGGTGTTAACCTTGGAGTATCTTCCCGTGGTATGGGCACATTACAACCCACCAAAGAGGGTTACAATATTGTTCAAGATGATTTCCGTTTAGCAACCGCTGCTGACATTGTTGCCGATCCATCGGCACCAGGAGCCTTTGTTAATGGCATCATGGAGAATAAAGAATGGTTGTTTGTTGAAGGTCGTTTCGTTGAAATTGATATTGATAATGCAAAAAGACAAATTCGACAAGCATCACGAAAAGATATTGAACAGGTTGCACTTAACTTGTTTGAAAATTTCATCAGAAAACTTTAATTTTATAAATAAGAAATCATAAGGAGATTCCTAATGGCATCAAACAAACTATTTGAGGCAGCCGCAGAAATTCTTGCAGGTAGTAAGAGTGCTGCAACAGCAATGCCTCCAGAAAAAATTCCAGCTGAAATGCATGATGCTGGTGGTCCAACCCCACAGAATTATAAGAATGATGATAATTCTGCCAAGATTAGCCCATCATCAAAGAGTGCTGCAGCACCAACAACTAAACCTTCTGCTGCTTCTGCTAAAATGGAAGAAACAGAAAATGAAGATGAAGTCATTGCTGAAATGCACGGTGATGAAGCCGAAGACAAAGCAATGATGAAGAAAATGAAGATGAAAGAAAAGATGAAAGAGGATGTTGACGCTCTCTTTGCTGACGATTCTACCATCTCAGAAGAATTTAAAGAAAAAGTTTCTACCATTTTTGAAGCACGTGTTTCTGACCGTGTTGCTCAAATTGAAGAAGAAACAGAAACCCGTTATGCTGGTATGCTCGAAGAGGCAGTTGAATCCATTCGTGCCGACCTAACAGAAAAGGTTGATGACTATCTTTCATATGTTGTTGAGCAATGGATGGAAGAAAATCAAATCGCGATTCAAGAAGGTCTGCGTTCTGAAATTACCGAAGAGTTCATTTCAGGTCTACGCAACCTATTTGCAGAACACTATATTGATGTTCCTGCCGAAAAAGTTGACCTAGTTGATGAGTTGGCTTCTAAAGTTGAAGAACTAGAAACCTCTCTCAATGAAGAAATCGAACGTGGTATTCAAACCAAGAAAGCATTGGTTGAAGCTCGTAAAGCTGAAATCATTCATACTGTATGTGAAGGTCTCATTGCTACTCAAGTTGAAAAAATCAAAACACTCGCAGAGAGTGTTGAATTCTCCACAGAGGACGAATACAAAACCAAACTTGAGACAATCCGTGAGAACTACTTCCCATCTGGCGCCAAGCGTGCTGATGGACAACAGTTGCATGAAGAGTTAGAAGGCACAGACGACAAGTATGTTGATCCAATGGTCGCTGCTGTTGCCCAAGCAATTTCAAAAACAAGAATTTAATTAGTAAAACAAGGAGATAAAAATGTATTTGTCCGAAGGCCTACAAAAGAAGTGGGAAGGTGTTCTGGATCATCCAGACATGACCCCAATTAAAGATCCATACCGCAAAGCTGTTACCGCAGTTATTCTTGAGAATCAAGCTCAAGAGATGCAAAAAACATCAGGTATGTTGTACGAAGCCGGTTCACCAACAAACTTTGCTGGTACAGGTGGTTTTGGTGGTAGTTCAGCTGCTGGCGGTCCAACCGCAGGTTTCGATCCAATTCTAATCAGCTTGGTTCGTCGTTCACTGCCTAATCTAATTGCGTATGATGTTTGCGGCGTTCAGCCAATGACTGGTCCTACCGGTTTGATTTTCGCAATGCGTACCCGTTATGCTGGTCAGGGCGGTACAGAAGCATTCTTCAACGAAGCTAACACACAGTTCTCTGGCGCTAATGGTGCCGTGACCGCTGCGATTGCTGGTCAGTTGACTGCTCTTTCTATCGCTGCTAACACAACAGAAACATTCCTTAGCAATGCTGCCGCTGTTGCTGCAATGACAACCGGTTCTGCTGAAGCTCTTGGTGATGGTGCTGTTGGTAACACCTTCCAAGAAATGGCATTCTCAATCGAGAAAGTTACCGTTACTGCTCGTACCCGTGCTCTAAAGGCCGAGTATTCAATGGAACTTGCTCAAGACTTGAAAGCTGTTCATGGTCTAGATGCAGAAACAGAACTAGCAAACATTCTTTCAACAGAAATTCTTGCTGAAATTAACCGTGAAGTTATTCGTACCATTTACGGTGTTGCTAAGTTGGGTTGCCAAGTTGGTACAACCAACGCAGCCGTGTTTGACCTAGACACCGACTCAAACGGTCGTTGGATGGTTGAAAAAGTTAAAGGTCTTGCTTTCCAAATCGAACGCGAAGCTAACACCATTGCCAAGACAACCCGTCGCGGCAAAGGTAACATCATGATTTGTTCTTCAGATGTTGCTTCTGCTTTCGCAATGGCCGGTCTTCTTGACTATCAGTCAGCACTACAAGGTCAAGTTAACCTAACCGTTGACGATACTGGCAATACATTTGCTGGTACAATGTTCGGTCGTATCAAAGTTTACATTGATCCATATGCAGGTACTTCTTCAACCAACGAATTTGCTGTTGTTGGTTTCAAAGGTTCTAACGCATACGATGCTGGTATTTTCTACTGCCCATACGTTCCTCTACAAATGGTCCGTGCAGTTGATACTGGTACCTTCCAGCCAAAAATTGGTTTCAAGACCCGTTACGGTCTAGTTGCCAATCCATTTGCAGAAGGCACATCACAGGGTCTTGGTGCATTGACTAAGCAATCAAACAATTACTACCGTGCGTTTGCTATCAAAAACATCATGTAATAAAAAGTCACCGTAGAGTGACCTTTAAAGAGGACTCCCTAAAAAGAGTCCTCTTTTTTTTCGCCTAAATAGTCCACTATGACAGCACTTACTAGAAACCCAAAAAATCCAAATTATCTGCATCCTAATAAGTTCCAACTGAACTTCTCTAGGTTACCTAACATGCAGTATTTTTGCCAGACTGTGGTTGTACCTGGTATTTCCATGAGTGAAATACAACAGTCAACACCATTCGTTGACCTGTATAAACCAGGTGAGAAGGCAATCTATGACCTACTGAATGTTACCTTCCTTGTAGATGAGATGTTGAAATCATGGCTTGAGATACATGATTGGATCCGTGGCATGACATTCCCTACAGATTTTAAAGAGTATCGAAACCTAGGCCTACTAAGTAAGACTGCTGGTATACGCCAAGCAGCAGGCATAGCACCGCAATACTCTGATGCAACGATTACAATTCTTTCATCGGCAAATAATCCGACTTACAGATTTAAATTTTATGAAGTATTTCCTACCAGTATCTCGTCATTCCCAATGTCAACTACTGATAGTCCAGATACTGCCATTACTGCCGATGCCACCTTCAGATATTCCTATTTTGATGTTGCCAAAGTGAACTAAATTTGATATACTCCTAACAGGAGATTTGATATGAACAAACTTGATGAACTGTTACAAATGTGGGCAAAAGATTCTGTTATTGATAGAACTGAGCCTGGTAAAGCATTAATCAATATACCCCAACTACACAGTAAGTACCTGAACATACTTTCTCGGCATCGCCTTCTCACAAAGGAGGCAGAGTTTAAGTATAACAAGATGAAGAAGGTCAAGTGGGAATACTATACTGGTAAACTAGATGATGACCAACTGAAACACCTTGGTTGGGAACCATTTCCTTTCGTGTTGAAATCTGAGATTACTACATACTTTGAGAGTGATGAAGATTTAAACAAACTTACCGCACAAAAAATAATGTATGAAGAGGTTGTTGAAGTCTGTCAGAGTATACTCAAAGAATTGAACTCACGCACATTTCAGTTGCGTGACTTTATAGCATGGGAAAGATTCATTCAAGGTGTATGATATACAACTACTGAAGGTCAATGAAGCCTATGTTCATGTTATCTGTGAACGTAATATAGCTCAAGAACTTTCTGATTATTTTACCTTCTATGTACCAGGGTATCAATTTACACCTGCATACAAATCTCGGTATTGGGATGGTAAAATACGACTATTAGATTCAAGAACCATGAACATCTATCGTGGTCTTGTATTCTATATTGAAAAGTTTTGCGAAGAGAGAAAATATACCATTGATGTTGATGTTACATTAAAGGTAACTGAAAACTTCTCTGGTGTTGAAGCACTAGAATTTATCTCAACACTTAACTTACCTTTTGAAGTAAGAGAGTATCAATGTAAATCTTTCCTTCATGCAGTTAGACACAAACGAATAATGTTGTTGTCACCAACTGCATCAGGCAAATCTTTAATAATCTACCTGATACTAAGATACCTGCAACAAGAACACAAGCGTGGACTGTTGATTGTTCCAACCACATCATTGGTTGAACAGATGTATAAAGACTTTCAAGATTACGGTTATGATTCTGAAGAATATTGCCATCGTCAATATTCAGGTAAAGAAAAACATACAAACAAGTTTCTTACTATCACTACTTGGCAATCTATCTACAAGAATGATGCTGAATACTTTGAACAGTTTGATTTTGTAATAGGTGATGAAGCACACCAGTTTAAAGCCAAATCACTTGCAACAATCATGTCTGGTTGTGTGAATGCTGGTTATAGAATTGGTTGCACAGGTACACTTGATGGTACTCAGACACATAGACTGGTACTTGAAGGCCTGTTTGGTCCAGTCTATCAAGCAACAACAACAAAAGAATTGATGGATAATGACCATCTTGCAAAATTTAAAATTAAATGCCTGATACTCAAGTATCCTGATACTGTCTGTAAGCAATCAAGAGACTGGTCATACAACGATGAGATGAATTACATCGTCCTAAATAAAGCAAGGAACGAATTCATAAAGAACTTAGTTCTCTCTCTTGAAGGTAACACTCTTGTATTGTTCCAGTTTGTAGAGAAACACGGTAAAGAACTATACGAACTCATCAACAAAAATGCCAAAAAGAGAAAAGTTTTCTTTGTATTTGGAGGTACAGATGTTGAAGTTAGGGAATCTGTTAGAGCTATTACTGAAAAAGAAAGTGACGCAATTATTGTTGCTTCTTATGGCACTTTTTCTACTGGCATTAATATTCGAAACCTACACAACATACTCTTTGCCTCTCCTTCGAAGTCTCGGATTAGGAATTTGCAGTCAATAGGTAGAGGGCTTAGAATCGGTGATAACAAGAAGGAAGCAACTCTTATAGATATAGCAGATGATATGAGAGTAGGCAAACATACTAATTATACCTTGAATCATTTCATAGAACGTGTTAGAATATACGATGATGAAAAGTTCAACTACAAGTTTTACAACATAGATTTGAAAAATGGATAACATAAAAATTGTAAGACTACAGAGTGGTGATGACATTATCGCCAACTACACCGAAGATGAAGAGTCAGGTCTAGTACGCCTTGAGAGACCCATGGCTTTATTCTTCAAGAGACTAACTTCAGGCAAATCAATGATGATGATGAGTCCTTGGTTGCCTTTAGAATTGATAAAGGATAACTCGGCTGATTTGTATAGTCAAGACATCCTTACGGTAATAGAACCAAGGCAATCTCTGGTTGAATACTATACTACCGCAATGGATGAGGCACAACAACTCATTGAAGATGCCTCGGATGATTTAGATGATTGTATTCGAAATGAGGATGAGTTTGATGCTGAAGATGAAGACTTAGGTCCTGCTGAACTGACTGAAATGATACAAGAGCTTAAAGGTACTAAAACAATACATTGAAAACGGAACACCGCCATTGTATCGTGATTTAAGATTGTTGTCAAGCGTTATTGTAGGTAAATGTGAAAATATGCCTTGCTAAAGTGAGGTCACTATGTTAGAATGGAATGATTATGAGTAAAAAACATTATGTAAACAATGCAGACTTTCTTACCGCACTTATAGACTACCGTTCTAGATGTGACATGGCTAAGACTGAAGGCAAGCAAGACCCCCGTATTCCTGACTACATCGGTGAATGCTTTCTCAAGATTGCAGAACACCTGTCAAGGAAACCAAACTTCATTTCCTATTCCTTTAGAGATGAAATGATATCTGATGGCATCGAAAACTGCCTCATGTATTTCCGTAACTTCGATCCAGCTAAATCAAAGAACCCATTTGCCTACTTTACGCAAATCATTTACTATGCCTTTCTCCGTAGGATTATGAAAGAGAAAAAACAACTGTATGTCAAGTATAAGGCAACTCAACAGTTTGGTATTCTTGATGAGAATGAAGTGTATGAAGATGAAAACGGTAACATGAAACAGTTTGAGTTATATGATAACATATCAGAATTCATTGAAGCCTTTGAAGAGAGTCGAGAGAAGAAGAAGAAAATCAAGATGAAAGGTCTTGAGAAATTTATTGAACCTGCTGATGCTGAAGTACCTAAAGAACTATGAAAATTTGTATTCTTGGTGACACACACTTCGGAGCTCGAGGTGATTCATTAGACTTCCATACCCACTTCAAACAATTCTATGATGAAGTATTCTTTCCGTATCTGATTGAAAACAACATCAATGTAGTCTTTCAACTTGGTGACTTGTTCGATAGACGAAAGTTTATCAACTTCAATTCATTGTATCAATCAAAAGAATACTTCTTTGACAAGTTGGTTCAACATAACATTACCATGTATGCGTTGGTTGGTAACCATGATATTGCATACAAGAATACACTTGAAGTTAATTCACCAGAACTACTGTTGAAAGAATACAGTAACATTATCATCACTAAAGATTTTCAGACATACACCATAGATGATATTCCTATTGACTGTGTGCCTTGGTTGTGTGATGATAATGAACAAGAAATCTTTCAGAAGATGAAAGACAGCAAATCACAAATATGTTTCGGCCACTTTGAGATTGCTGGCTTTGAAATGGATCGTGGCAATGTATGCAATGAAGGTATTGATAAGGCATCGTTGAGTAAGTATGATGTAGTTTTGTCAGGGCATTTTCATCACAAATCAACGAATGATAATATCACTTATGTTGGCACACCATATGAAATGACATGGGCTGATTATCAAGACGCAAAAGGTTTTCATATCTTTGACACCTCTACCCGTGAGATGGAGTTTGTTCGTAACCCATATAATATGTTTGTTAAGTTAACCTATGATGATACGAAACAAGATTTTGAATGGTGGAAAGGTTGTGATTTTGTATCAATGAAAAACACCTATGTCAAAGTTGTTGTTATCAACAAACAGAACCCATACCTGTTTGATAATGTTATTGATAACCTATACAAAGTAGGTGTTTCTGATATAAGTATTGTTGAAGACTTTACAGATACGGCACTTGAGAATGACCAAGAATTGATTGACCAGGCAGAAGACACAATGACAATACTTGGTAAGTATATTGATAACTTGACACTTAACGTAGATAATGATAAACTTAAAGCTCTGATGAGAGAAGTCTATATCGAAGCTTTAACTACTGAGACTGAATGATAATATTTCGAAAAATTAAATGGAAGAACTTTCTTTCCACAGGTAACCACTTTACTGAAATACAATTAGATAATGCATCTAATACTTTGGTTGTAGGTTCAAACGGCGCAGGTAAATCTACCGTGTTAGATGCCTTGTGTTTTGTTTTGTTTGGCAAACCATTTCGTTCAGTAAACAAACCGCAGTTGATGAACAGCATCAACAATAAAGATTGCGTTGTTGAGATTGAATTTAATGTAGGCAATAAATCTTTCCGTATCGTTCGTGGTATCAAACCTAACCTGTTTGAAATCTACCAAGACGGTACATTGTTGAATCAAGATGCGGCATCAAGAGACTATCAAGAACACCTTGAGAAGTTTATTCTGAAGTTGAACTACAAATCATTCACACAGATTGTCATTCTTGGTTCAGCATCATTCACACCGTTCATGCAGTTGTCTGCTGCTGACCGCCGGGCCATCATCGAAGAACTTTTAGATATACAGATTTTCTCGGCAATGAATAACATCATCAAAGAGAAATTGACAATCAACAAAGATTCTATTGCAACAAAGAAACATGAAATTGATTTGGCTCAACAGAAGTATGACCTACAGAAACTTCATACTGATGAAGTAGATCAAAATAATGCAGAGAAAGCAATTCAATATGATGAAGCAATACAACTTACTTACGGTGAGATACAAGAGATTCACGCCAACACCGCCACGACTACGAGTAAAATCGAAGAGTCTTTACAATTGGTCATCAATAAGTCTCAAGTTGAAACTAAACTCAAGACGATTACAAAACTTGAATCGCAGATTGAAGCAAACCTATCCAAATATAAAAAGGATATCAGTTTCTTTCAACAGAATGACAATTGTCCAACCTGTAGGCAAGAAATTGCCTTGGGGTTTAAAGAGACTGAACTTGCTAATACCAATCAACGAGTAACAGAATGTGAACACGGTCTCAGAGAACTAGAGAAGAAACTTACAGAAGAACAAAACAAACTGAACATCATATCTGAAATACAGAAAGAGATTCAGAAGTTACAGATACTGGCTGCAACGAACAATACTGCCGTGATTGAGAAACAGAAATACATCAAGACAGTTGAGAAACAGTTGGCAGAACTCAATTTGAATAAAGAGTCCACAGCGAAAGAGCAACAGCAGTTACAAGAATTGTTGGATTGTTTGTTGAAACAACAAGAAGACTTAAGAACACTAATAGAAGAAAAGACATATTATGATGCTGCCTCAGGTTTGTTGAAAGATACTGGTATCAAAACAAAGATTGTAAAACAGTACCTGCCAATCATTAATAAATTAGTCAACAAGTATTTAGCATCGTTCGATTTCTTTGTGAACTTCAATCTTGATGAATCATTCAGAGAGACAATCAAATCAAGGCATCGTGACGAATTTACTTATGCCAGTTTCTCAGAAGGCGAGAAACAAAAGATTGACCTGGCTCTGTTGTTCAGTTGGCGTGCAGTTGCCAAGTTAAAGAATTCTGCCAATACTAACCTATTGATACTAGATGAGGTATTTGATTCTAGTCTCGATGCCAATGGCACAGAGTACCTGATGATGATTCTACATATGCTTGAAGGTGCAAATGTGTTTGTTATATCCCATAAGGGTGATGTTCTGCAAGATAAATTCCGTAACTTGATCCGTTTTGAGAAGGTCAAAAACTTTAGTAGGATTGTCAAATGAATTTCCAAGAATACTTGTCACACTATAAAAATGTAATTGATAAAGAGGTTGAAGGCTGGTTCTACCCAAAAGATATCATCATCACTTACGGCATAATGAAAGAGATACAGAAACCACTAGGTGATGTGTGTGAGATTGGTGTTGCATTTGGTAAGAGTGCAATTGCATTGTCTCAATTCAGAGGTGAGAACAAACTGCACCTGTATGATATCTTTCCAGAAGAAGCAAAGCAGACAGCTGAAGCCAACATTCGTAAGTTTGGTAATGCAGACAACATCGAATGGCACCTACAAGATACAACCACACTCAAGTATGCTGAAATGATATATGATAAGAAACTTAGGTTTTTGCATATTGATGGGTGTCACGAACACTCTGCTGTGCTAAGTGACTTGATGATGTTCAATTTACAGATGAGTGATGACGGTGTGATTGCATTAGATGACTTTCAAGACCAAGAATTTCCTGGTGTCAATAGTGCAGCCTTTCAATTCTCTCTATCACCTATCAATTGGAAAAACTGGAGAGTGTTTGCCATCGGTGATAACAAGGCATATATGTGTCAGAAGGCATATCAAGAACGGTATCAGAAGGCTCTAGTTGATTATATCGTGAAGGCTAAGCGAGAATATAATGTACCGTTTGATATGCATATGGGTTTGCGGGAACTCCTAGATATCAATGTCCTTATGTGTGATTCCCGTACCAAATGGGATCCTGAAGTAATTAAGGCATCTTTGTTCGACAAACCAATAATTGGGTGACATATGCTACAATTACATCAGTTCACAGATAACAATAGAACGGCAGAAGTTTACGAATCAAACG